ATGTTACCGGCTGAAGGAACTCCACAAAGAGATGAAATCAACAAAGAGTTGGGTGGTGATGATAAATCACAAAAACCACAATCAGGTCCATCTTCTGCTGGTGGAGAAACTCAACAAATGGGTGGTTCATTAGACCCAAAAACCGATGCAGGTAAATCTTATATTGATTCATTACCTGATGAAGACCCTGCTAAAAAAGATACACTTCCATCCGAACCAAAAACGGATAGTGATAGAGTTAATAGAGGTAGAGAAAGAGCCAAAGAAATCTATGGTGAAGATGTAAATGGTGAACTATTACAAAAATCAAAAACATCACAACAGGCATTAGAAAAAGGATATGTTAAAGGTGCAGAAGCACCAGGAAACGCTGGTTCTAACTTTAATGAGAATATGTCCAACGAAGCAGCTCTTATTATGGAAAAATTTCCTGATACTGATGAAGCTGAAGTAGCTGCAATTCTTTTTGAAAAGACAAGAAACTCAAAGTTAGGTAAAGAACAATCATCAACAACAGTTCAATCTCCATCCAAAGGTGATAGAGGATACATTCCATCTGATGTTCCAACCGAAGAAAGAGATTTATATAGGTCTTGTATTATTGCTGCTCGTAGTGGTAAATCAAAATATAGTAGAGCTAAAAAAGGAACTGAAGCGGCTCAAGCAAAAGTAGGATTTGGTTCAAATACCAATTCAATGAGTTTTGGTGGAACTAAAAATGATTTGGATAATCTTCAAAGTGAAATACAATCAGCAAATAAAATATTTGTTTATGATGAAGAAACCACCGAAGTTTATGAAATTCCAAAAGATGTAATGATGGACTGGGTAAACGCTAGCGGTGGTGGTGAAAACGCAGCAGATACCGCAGTTATTACCAAAGATGAAAATGGAAATGTAATTTATGATGGTTGGTCTGATAAAAAAGGATTCTCCGATATTCAGGGTAATTCAACTTTAAATGATGATTACACCAAAGGAATTCAACGAATTTCCAAACTAAAAGAAAGTGGTAGGATGAATGCCGATACTGCGAAAATGGCAGAATCAATTATAGCAGATTCTAAAAAGAAAAGTGAGGAAATTGAAAACAATTATGCACAAGCACCTGTTAAAGAAGCCGTTTATCTAAAAAATTACGCAGATGCGGACAGGGATAGAGTTGTTAAATTCTTAAAAGAGCAAGAAGCCGGATATGATACGGCAGGGACTGAGAATCACGTTCGTACTGCAATGAATTATTATGGTGTATCTACTCACGAAGAATTGTTAGATAAATTGATTGATGAAGCTGAAAATGGAAAACCATCTGCTAACAGAGTTAAGGTTATTTCCAGAATGGCAATAAGGGAAAAGGCATATATGAAGAAAAACGATATGGAAATCCCACCAGCGTTTGATACCCAATCAATCATTTCAAATGCAAGAGATGAGGCATTAAAATTACAAAGGGATACCGTTGAAAAATTAAATCAATTAGAAGGAACAACTTCAAGCGGAAAAACAAAAAGAGCAGGTGATTTGGTTGGATTCTCTGAATTGGTTGATTTCTTACATTTGGATAAAATAGAAACTCCAAAGAGTAATGATGATTATTCTACTATTTTAAAAAGAAACACACAATTAGCTATGGCTGGTGTAGCAATACCACCACAAAACATTAAAGGATGTTTGGGTGTATCTGGTCTATCGGATTTAGAAGATAACTTTGAGGTTGTTACTGATGAAGAAGTAGTAAAAGATGCTCAAACTAAAAAATACACAACTGGTAAAATTGTTTATATCTACGCTGTCCAAAGTGGTGGTAAGAGAAAGTTTGTAGGTAAAAAGTCATATCGTTCTAAAAGTGGTGTTACTGGAAAGACTCAAAACACTATTGAGTGGTCCAAAGAGATGCAAGAATGCTTTGATTCTAAGTAATAGTGTAATTTACACTTTCATATAGAATTTGATATTTATTAAAGATAAAAGATTTTATATGAAAACACAGCTGTTGTGCACCTTTACTACAAAAGAAGAAGTAGGAGATACTCTACAAAAGATTAGAGAAACTTACCACATTGTATACAATTACATTTACATCCTACAAAACAAAGGTAATTTAGATGAGTTGTTCATAACATACAATATTGATACTGAGTTCAAACCTGAAACTCCATTAGAAAATACAATTTTGGTTCACCGCAAGAAAGAATCAAATACTATTTATACTATAAATGCACTTAACCAATTGGTAAAAGAAGAAAATGGTGGTGTATTAGACAAAAACTTTGTGATTGATTGGGGAAAGTTTAAAAACGCAATCATCCTAACTCAACCACAGGGAACAAAAAGGATTCAGACCAGAGTCTTTGAGGTTATATCATTCAATGAATCAAAAACCGAAAACGAACAATGAGTTTAAAATCATTACAAACAAAGGCTGGTGTAACTGCAGATGGAGCATTTGGACCAGGTACATTAAAGGCTGGAATGGCTTATTACAAGTTCACTCCAGAAAGAGCAGCACACTTCTTCGCACAAACCGCACACGAAACTGGTGGATTTAAGGCATTCGCTGAAAACCTTAACTACGGAGCAAGTGGTTTATTGGGAATCTTTAAAAAGTATTTCCCAACCGAAGCATTAGCAAAACAATACGAAAGACAACCAGAAAAAATCGCTAACCGAGTTTACGCATCAAGAATGGGTAATGGTGATGAAGCGAGTGGTGATGGTTGGAAGTTCAGAGGTAGAGGAGCTCTCCAATTAACTGGTAAAGCTAACTACCAAGCTTTCGCTGATTACTTAAAGAAGCCAGAGATTATGACCAACCCAGATTTAGTAGCAACTGAATTTGCATTTGAATCAGCAATCTTCTTCTTTGATAAGAACAAACTTTGGGATATTTGTGATAAGGGTGTAAACAAAGATACAATCTTAGCACTTACTAAAAGAATCAATGGTGGAACACATGGATTAGCTGACAGAGAAGAAAAATCTTTGAAATACTACGGATGGGTAAAATAAAAGATATATTTAACCGATTGGTTAGGGCATTTTTTGAAACTGTTCAATATCATTAATTTAAAGGGGGGAGTGTTTCCCCCCTTTTTTATGCTTTAAAGATTATGACAAAAAACGAAATAAGTAAACGAATAGTAGAAATTGAAATGATTATTCAAAACGCAATTTGGAAAGGACATAGATGTTCTTTATCAGATGAATATCAACCATTACGAATAGAGCAAAACATATTGAGGTGTATGTATTTTGGTAAGAACTCACCATATTGTAAACTGATGAAATAATTTTGTAAGGGGCTTGTATAATTCAATTTTATTTTGTATATTTGATTTGTAATTAAGTTGTAACCCCAAATCAAATCATATGGCAATTGAAAACTTCATCGGACAAAATGTAAATGTGGTAGTTACTTTGAAAAATGGTAAATCCGATAAGAAACTACTTAAAGTTTGTAAAGCTAATACTCGTTCGGTTCTATTCATTGAAGTGGATAATCCAAATCGTAAAAACATTTTCCGAAAGGTATCTACCAAAGATATTATGAATGTGGTAAACGATGATACATCTGGAAATAATGTAAATTCAGTTTATATGAAGAAGGGTGTTCTACTTTCCCAAAACAAATGGGAATCTTCTTGGGATTCTATTGGAACTAAAACTGTTAGTGGAAATACCTATGGGTATCGTTCCACAACCAATTCACGAGCTGGTTTTCCGATGGTATAGCTTGTGCAATTCAATTTTATTTCGTATATTAGTAATATAAATCATAAAACACTTAAAACTTAAAACACTATGGGACTAGATATGTACCTCTCTAAAAAAACTTATGTTAAACAATGGGAACATAAGGGTGATGAAAACTTCCAAGTTGAAGTAACCAAAAAAGGTGAACCTGTTTCACACATCAAACCAGAACGAATTTCTTACATTGAAGAAGAAGTTGGTTACTGGCGTAAATCAAATCAAATTCACAATTGGTTTGTACAAAATGTTCAAGATGGTACTGATGATTGTGGTACATATTTTGTTTCGGAAGAACAATTGGAAGAACTTTTGGAATTGTGTAAACGAGTAATTGAAAACAATGAGTTGGCCGACGAACTCCTACCATCTGCCGATGGATTCTTTTTTGGTTCAACTAATTATGATGAGTGGTATTTTAAAGACCTGACAAATACCATTGAAATTATTGAAACACTTCTTTCAGAACGAAACGAAGGTGGGTATTTGGATGGAGACATTTATTACCACTCTTCTTGGTAAATTTAATTTAGTATTTTTTCTATAAACTTTTTAAAAAACAAACGATGACAAGTAAAAAAATAGTTATAGCATTTTTCCAAGTTTTGGGTATTGTAGGCATTTTTGATTGGATTGTATTTCCACTCCTAACCGCTGCAGATACACTCGGAAATATTTTGGGTCTTATTGTTGGATTTCTTACAGCAGTATTCGCAGTATTCACTTTGGGTATTGATAAACTTTTCAAAAAAGATTTGGAAAGCTGATTTTTATTTCGTATATTTGTAAAACAATAATTAAAACTTAAAAAATGGTAAAACAAATTCTAACAGGTGTAGGTGTAGTAATTGCATCTCTAATTCTCTTTATGTCTTGTGAACGAATTGATGCAGGACACGTTGGCGTAAAGGTAAATCTTTATGGTTCACAAAAAGGTGTAGATGGAATCACCGAAGTAACGGGTATGGTGTTTTATAACCCACTAACTAGCAAAATCTATGAATTCCCAACCTTTGTTCAACACAAAGAATACACTCAGGAAGAATCATTTACAATTAACTCAAAAGATGGTTCAGAGTTTCAGGTATCACCAATCGTAAACTATCAGGTAATTAGTGATAAAGTTCCATTCATTTTCGCAAAGTATCGTAGGAATTTGGGACAGATTGAAAATGGATTCCTAAAAACCGCAGTGTATGATGCATTCCGAATTGCAACCAATGGATATACCGCAGATTCGCTAATTAGTAATCGTGAAGGATTTGAATTGAAAGTTCGTTCAATTTTGGAAAAACAATTGAATGAAGAAGGATTTATGATTCAACAATTCACCTCAAATTTGGAATACCCAAAAACATTCGTAGATGCTATTAACGCTAAGAACAACGCAGTTCAACAGGCACTTAAAGCACAGAATGATGTAAAAACCGCAGAGGCAAATGCAAAGATTAAAGTAGCAAATGCAGAAGGTAACGCTAAGGCAATGTTGACTCGGGCAAAAGCAGAAGCAGAAGCATATCGTTTGAAACAACAAACACTAACAACTCTTCTTATCCAACAACAATTCATTGAGAAGTGGGATGGTAAACTACCTGTATATGGTGAAGTTCCACAACTTTTCAAAGGAATTCAGAAGTAAAAAATAAAGTGCGAGAAAGGTTTGGAAATACCAAATCTTTTTCGTATCTTTGTATAGAAATGTAAATAGAAAGCCGGCCTGCTTGATATTTATATATGGTGTAGGAAAGACACCTTAATAAAACCTAAAACTTTAAACCTTAAACTATTAAACATTATGGCAATCAATTTAGATGCAATCAAAGGCAGACTTAACAAACTGCAAAACACCCAAAGAAAAACAGTAGAACTTTGGAAACCAGCACCAGGGAAACACCAAATTCGTTTAGTTCCCTATAAGTTCAACAACGAAAATCCTTTCATTGAACTTTTCTTCCACTACGGAATCAACAACAAAACCTATCTCTCTCCAATGTCCTTTGGACGTCCTGACCCAATCGTAGAGTTTGCGGACAAACTCAAGCGTATGGGTGATAAGGAAGACTGGAAAGCAGCTAAGAAGATGGAACCGAAACTTCGTACCTTTGTACCTGTATTGGTAAGAGGTGAAGAGGGTGAAGGTGTTCGTTTTTGGGGTTTTGGTAAGACCGTTTACCAAGAAATCCTTGGATACATCGCTGACCCGGACTATGGTGATATTACTGACCCATCAGCTGGTAGAGATGTAGTAGTAGAAGTTCAATCAGCAGAGGATGCTGGAACCTCTTATCCCGTAACTACCATCCGTGTAAAACCAAAGGAGACTCCACTTGCGGACTCTCAAAGTGAGATTGACGGATATCTCAACAATCAAATGGCAATTACTGACCTTTACTCTGAACTCACTTACGCAGAATTGCAGGGTGTGTTGGAGAGCTGG